GGACTGTTATTGTCTTTTAGAACTTTAACTTTGGTTTTAACCTTAGAACTTTCATAAAGACCTCTGAAACGATTGCCATTCTGTAGAGATTCAATAATAGAACTTGAAGATAGGAACTCTTTTGTTAGTCTGTAAGTTTCTGTAATATCTTCTTCTTTAGATTCTAAGTCACCAGAATTGTCGAATCTTATAAAATCAGTAAACATTTCCGAAAGTTGTTCAGCATTCTTTTGTGCTTTTTCCCATTTATTTTGGCGAATAGATTCCATCATCATCTTAGACAAAAATGTGTTTCTTTCTTTACTGACTGAATTGGTCGTATCTACAAACACCATCATTGTTTGATAACCTAGTTCTTCCAATTCTTCCTTAATTTGGCCAATTTTCTGTAAATCGTCTGCTGGTCCATTGATGATTAATGGTGCGCGGGTCCGTATGGATTCAAATTTTGGATTCATGGATCTCATTGCAAGCTTGTGTTTATCATTTAGGATATCTATAACCTGTTGGAAATTGTGTTCAACAATCTTCTGTGAAGCAATACACTCACGGACAATAATGTCTTTACCCGAACCTGGACCACCAGTTACAAAGATTGCTTTGTGGCGGCCATAACTGTAATCTTCATGTAATCCCATTCCTTTGCGAACATCATGCATCAATTCTTTTACATGGTGGTCTGCCACATGAGATGGAACACCTTTACGGAATTCTCCAAAGTTACTGCTCTTAGCATGTTCACGCATCTTGGTACCAGACATTCCTTCTGTACCTTCTGCATCCGGATCTCTTTGTCCAGCAGAATGAACTGTTATCTTCTTGAAATTATGCAAAGCGCCAGGATGAGTTCCATTGTATTGGTGTAACTTGTCGTGCATTTCTTTAACACGGTCAGAACCAACAACCATATGCAGGTGTGTTACACCTTTTTTATGTAATTCTGCTGCGTGTTGCAAGAAAGTTGGTTTCTCTTTAGAAGAAGATTCAAAGTTTGTTCCAGGTGAATATCTCTTTAGGTGTTTAATCTTTTGTTCAGATGAAAGGGGATTCTTCTTTGAATCTTGTGAATGAGAAACAACCACAGAATGTTCCGCACCTTGTTTCTTTGCAACTTCTTTTACTTTGTCTACAAGCTTTAAATGTCCAGTGGTCGGAGGATTCATCCGACCAAAGGACATCACATGGTGAACATCACCAGATGCTTTTTCTTGTATAACTTCTAAAAAAGATTTCATTATGGGTTGGCGTTAATTTTTATGCTTGTTAATGGACCATTATTATGTTTTACTTGTAATCCAAAAACTCTTTTTCCTGGACCGTGTTCAGAATCATGAGTGTGAATATTGATATTTCCTTCACCACCTTTATGAAAACTAAATTTTTTTGCGGATTTTATATGATGATATATATCGTTGTCTGATGGATCGGTAGCATGAGCGTTAGCTGGTTTGTGGCCTCCTCCAGAACCATGTATTTTAACATAGGGTAAAGAGTGTTCTGAATTTCCCTTTACATAAGTTGATAGTAGATGATGTTTTAGTTCTTCATGATGACTTTTAGCCATTTCAGAATAACCTTTATGTAATTTATCTCTAATTTCTCTATTCACTTGTGTAGCGTGTTCTGAAGCCTTATGATAAAGTGGATTATTTCTATAACTAGGACTAGTATGTCCTGCATGAAGTTCCTTTTCACCAGCAACATGTTTAGCTGCTCTTGATTTTACGGTTCCAAGTTTATGTTTTTTCATAAATTCTTGGTGGCGCATATCTGCATGGGCATGTATATCGTATTCGCTCATAAATCTCTCCTAACCTAAATGTTTTTGTAAAAAACTACCAATTCCTTTGGTTCCACCATTGTGGAAACCTATTTCTTTAGCAGCTGAAGATTTAGCGGATAAACCCAAATAAGAATGAGAAGATTCTTTTGGTTTTTTGTGAAATTTAACAGCAATATCAGTAGGATTTTCTTGTTGTGTAGCTTTAATTCCTGTTTTCTTTTCAATATCGCCTGGTTTTGGTGTTAAATGTACTTGATGTATTCCTTCGTAACCTTTTTTCTTAGCGTGTTCTTTAAACACACGAGCTTGTTCTTTCGCTCTATCTTCTTGTGCTTTTACATCATTTTGGTCATGTTTTTTGTCGTAATTAGCCAATTGAGTTTTGTGATGTTTATCTTGTTCTTCATGTTCTTTGTCAATATATTTTCCACCATTTAAATGTTTGGCTACTTGTGTTTCATTGTATCCACCTCTATGCACATTCATTGCAGCTGATTCTTTTTTAGCTTGGTCTGATTTATATGGAGCTTTCAATTCTTGTAGTTGTTGTTCTTCTAATTTATCAACTGAAATCATATCATGTTCTTTTTTTAAAACATTTGTTACTTCTTTAGGTGTCATATGACCAGAAAAAGTATGACTCAAATCTCCAAATTTATTGTGTACATGATAAACACTATCTTCTGGATGATGCGTGACTTTATACATTCCTTTTGTTGGATGAAAAAAGGAATGATGCGATTTAGAATTTTCTTCTATCAAATTTTCACTTGAAATACCGGCTCTTTCTAACCAAATTTTAAGTTGTATACTGCTCATTTTCTCACCTTTAGTCTGTTTTGTTTTGCGAACTCTGCTCTATTTACTAACTTTGTTGGTTCAGTTTTTCCAGATTCTGGAGTATGGTGAACCACAAAGCCCTCGGGTTTAGATTTAACACCACTGATTTGATGTTCATAATGGCCTTCGTGGCCTTCTAAGTGTTTAACTAGAGTATTCTTAGCCTGTGCCAAGTGATGGTGCATTGTCAAAAGATTCTGATAATGTTCTTTGTTTTTTTCAATGTGGTCGATATGTTCCTGTCCTGCACCGGTTTTTGCATTCTTTGCGGCATCAGTTTTGACTTTATCTGCCATCTTGGCGTGTTGAGATTTAATGTGAGTTTTCAATGATGAAACATTTGGAACTTCACCTGTGTCAACGGTTTTGTTGATGTAGGTCGTCAGGTGAGTATTTTCACCTCTGTGTTTTGCAGTCGCAGGATACATTTTTGCGCCATGTGTATCATGGATTTCTTTTGCAGCTGCCATGTGCTTGTGAAAATCATCTTGTGCGTGAGATGGATAATCAACTTTTGCAGTATCATGTTCTGCACCGTGATGATGTACATCTTTGTGTTGTTTAAAGTTGTGGTGGTCAACATCGTGGTGTGCAGACATACTACTAATGTCGGATCCATGATATTTCGTATGAACTACTACACCAACCTTAGATGCAGCAACTTTTTTAGCTTCATCACCTTGTGCGGTGTAAGTGATTGTGTTTGGAGTAAACGATACTTTTTTAGTCATGGTGGTGTAAATCCTCTGATGTATGCATCATATCGCCTTGATAAACACCATGCTTTGGTGTCACTTTTGGCAAATGTTTCAAAGCAGCTTTAAGTTTTGATGCAAGTCCTGGTGCGTGGCCATGGTTCTTGTCAATATCTTTTTCTGTGTGGTTGATTTTCGGAGTCTTGTTGAAGGCGGACTTGCTTGCAACAAAGAATTTACCTGTTTTTGGGTGGTGGCCAAAGACGATTGCAGGTGATCCATCATATTTCATGGTCAGATTACTGCTGTTTGCTTTGGCTTTCATGTGTTCGTGGGCCTGCATCAAAGCACCATGTGCATGTTCAAAACCTTCAGCACCGTGCATTAATGGACGGTCTTCCGCATGATGAATATGCTTTAAGGCGGAACCTTCTGGTTCAGCCTCTTCTTTTAAGAAGGAAATAAAAGTTTTCATTGATTGCCCTTAGAATCGTAACACACTCTGGTTACCATAAGTTATTTATACAACTTTTTAATTCAATGTCCTAAATCCACAGAGATTGAGGAGAATACATAGTCAATATTTTTCTATTTGTCCGTTGCCAGACAACCATCCAGTACAATGGATTGTATCAAATTCCACCAAATACTTCTTTGGAATGTTTACGAAATGGGCATGTTCTGTGTCCATATGATTCAACAGGTCAAGATTTTTACCTAAAACTTCCAGATAATTATCAATTAGGGAAGGACAGAACGAATACATTCTAGTGATTAATAGGTCACTGGCACCATAAACAACTCTAGGCATCCAAGTTGGAATGCGTTTTTTGAACACATATTTGCCAAACAAACCATCATACTCACTTAAATTAAAACTATCATCCAAAATTGTTCTACCCGAAAATTTGAAAATCCTCTTAACCTCACGCATGAGGGGTTGTTGTTTCAGAGACATAAGACTGTAAAAGAGTAAAGCAGTTTCAGCTTGTGATTTCAATTTTACACCGGAAAATCCTCTAACATCTGTTTGTGTAGACAAATCTATGTACCCGTTGCAGAATTGTTGTAGTGTAGTTTTCTCGCCATCTGATAGTGGATTAAATGAAGCTTCAGCCAAAATGATTATGGATTTTGGCATCTTTTTCCTAATTGAAATCAACGTATCAATTGTTTGGTGCATCCTTTGTTCATCCGTAAA